TTTAAGAAATCACCCAGCGTGAACCACCAGCAACCGTGACCGACTGACCACTTGCCACCGTTACGGGGCCTGCCGACATAGCTGAAAAACCCGCCGCAATCGTGTAGCTTGCAGATACTGTTTGGCTGTTGACCACAATGCCGTTACTCGCAACAGGTGCTGACATTTGGAATTCACCAGTGCTTGGCTTGTACAACAGCTTGGCGTTGGATGTGTAGATGTTGGTGGCAGTGCCTGTCGTTGCATTAAGCAAGGCAGGGTAGATGTTTGTTGATGTCGAGGTGTCGTTGCTGATCGCAGAACCACCGACTGATTTCCAAGAAGGGCTTGAACCGCTGTAGCCCTCGAATTCATTGGTTGTCGTGTTGTAGCGCAGCATACCCACAGCAGGAGTGGAGGGGCGCTGTGCCGTGGTTCCCAGAGTGACCTTCAATGTGGTCACTTGAGCAAAGTCTGTACCGTTCCAAGCACACAGGATTGCCGCACCAGTAGGGATCAAAACACCCGAGGTTGCTGCGCCTTTGAGGACAACATCACTGTCAGACTGGTTGATGACCGCATACACCTTGCTCTTGGACGGGGCGATGATGTTTCGTGAAACACCGGGAGAGCCTGTTGGGATCAGAATCGCCATCCGCGCCTGATTGGATGCGCCGCCACCAGTAGTAGTCAGTGTCCAATCGCCACCTGCAACACTTTGTGTGGCCACGCCAGCAATAGAGTCATCTGTCAGTTGGGTGATGGAGTTGTTGACCGTATCGCCCCAAGTCCCAGAAAGCTCACCCGTTACTGGAAGCGCCAGCCCCAAGAGTGTTGTGTATGCTGTTGTCATGTAGTTACCTCAATTTCTTCCCAATTAGGGGTTTGTTCATCATCAATCAGCACCCAGCCGGGGTTCTGCGGGGTATTGACATTTTGCCAGTTTATGGACTGCGTGTCATCAATCAATTTCCAGTAGACCGCAAATACAGTTCCTACTGATCCCAAAGCTTGATTTCCAGTTAAACCAAACTCCCTTGGGCCTTTGTCAACCGACCCAACAGCCGCGCTCGATGCGTTACCAGTCAGGGCAATCACCCTGTCTCCAGTTACCGACCCAACCAAGCCTTCGGCAGAAAGTGGCAACAACGGAACAATCACGCCGCCGGGATAACCAAATCCCAAAACTCCTGTCAGGGCAGTCGCTGCGCTTTGAACCGCTGTACCAACTGCGCCGTCTCCTGCGGTACCTGTCAGAGCCTTGATCTTGTCTGCGATAACTGTACCAACAGCGCCGGAAGCCAGATTGCCTGTCAGCCCATGCGTATTCGACACCAAGGCAGTTCCAACACTGCCACTTGCCAAGTTGCCAGTCAAGGCAACGACTTTGCTGTGGGTAACAGAACCAACCGCGCCCGATGCCGCAACCCCAGTCAACGCAAGTAAACGGGTGACTCCTACGCTACCTACGTTTCCATATGCAATGTTGCCGTCTTCGGTTGGGTTGTTTGTCTCAGTAACATCCCCAACATTTCCAGAAGCCAATACACCCACAAGGGCAACAGTACGATCAGGCGTGACTGACCCAACGGAGCCAGTTGCCGAATTGCCTGTTGGATAGACAGTCCCTCCACCCCAAGGGCCGCTACTCCATGTATCGTCACCCCAGCCGAGAGACATGGACTACCTCTTAGGTGGTAGCCAAACGCAGCAAAGCGGTTGATGTGGTGTTTGAAGGCATGGTCAAAGTGAAAGTGCCCGCAGTGATGGTCTGTGAACCAAAAGTGTGGACGCTAACAGCCTTGTCGCTCTGCGTGGAGTTGTAGATCAACACCGCATCAAACGCTGTGCTCAAAGTGACCGTGGTGTAGCTGATAGAAGCCGACGGTGTCCAGTAAGCCACACCCGCAGTGACGGAGGAGTTGGTTGCAATTGGTGCAGTTGCATTGGTAACAACTACACCGCCAGCGGAGTACCCAGCGCCAGACACCTCACCAGTAACAGAATAGGCTGTAGTCGAAGCATCAATCGTTGCGGAAGTCAGGTACAAAGCCGCTTTGAATGTGTCAGCAGCGCCAGACCCACGGGTGGGGGCAGTGCCGAAGTTGTGTGTTGCTGTGAGTACTTCGCCCAGAAACGAAGTTGTCATCGCTTGTGTATTTGCCATAATTTTTCCTTTACGCTATTGAAGCTGCTTCGCCGCCAATCGGTGGCATCTTTTTCAGGGTCACATGGGCAGAACGGTGGACAAGTTCGCCTTCCAGCCAATACTCAACCCAAGTGGTCAGTTCGTTGTCGTTGTCCACAGTGCCTTCTTGCTTTACCAGCAAGGATTCATCCATGTCGCCTTTTGTCGTCGTGATGAGTGCCATTACACAATCCTTATAAGAGCCGAAGTGCTGGTGTCAGCAGGCATCGTTACAGTGAACGTACCAGAAGATGTTTTTGTATTGCCAAAATCCAGTACACAAACAGCGCCGTTAGCGCCTGCTTTATATATCAACGCACCCCGTGCACTGATTGCGCCAGTCCAAGAGGGGGACGAAAATGACACATACGTAATACTTCCCGAAGCGGTGGTAGCAGAAGACACGGTCGGAGTCACAACCAAACCACCAGCAACATAGTTCCCGCCAGAGGCTTCACCTGTGGTGTCGTAGGCTGTAGTTGTCTGATCTAAGGTGGCATCGTTGGTGTACAACGCCAAATAGAACGTGTCCGAGGTCAAATTGATTGACCCGTTTGCCAGCCCAGCCCGCAGGGTGTTGCAGGAGAAGTTACCTTGAAAAGCCATCAAGTCACCGCCTGTCTATACTGACCAGAACGGTACGCGTCCTGACGCTCCATACCATCGCCCAGACGTTTCGCCAACGCAAGCGCTTCTTTGTACTTACCGTCATACAACACAATCAAGTCTTGCTCACCCTTCATGAAGGTGTAAGCCTCGACCAAAGAGCCGTACAACAGTACGGAATCAAAGTTATCACCGAGCCATGTTTGCCCAGAAGCTGCCACGGTAATGGATTCTGGGTAGTAATAGTAGTGAAGCTCGACGGTGTAGTTGGCGTCTGGTGTTGGGCCAAGGATGAACGACAACTCATTAGTGATGGCAGGAGTAGGGCCGCTAGTGGTCGTTGGGCCAAACAAAGCGTAGTACTTGGGGATTGCGTAATTTGCGACTCCAGTATTTGGATACGCTTGACGGATGAAGTTCACGTCCTTGTTCAACAAGTATTCGTAATTGCTGCTCGCGTCAATAACTGCTAATGAGTACACCGCCAAAAAGTCATTGGGGCACGACAAATATTTGTTGCCTATCGTCGCGGAGCCGGTCACATTTTTACGGATAGAAGGAAACTGAATCGTGTTGTAGATGCGTTGTTCAGCCTGCTGAATGAATCGGTTAATCTGAGTGGTTGTACTCTCAGTCGATCCATTGGCAAGCGTAATCGCCGGAAAATTATTTTCCGTATACGACTGAATTGCAGCTACAAGCTCAGCGTACGTCATCCCATCGGCCCTCTAGACATAACGCCTTTGGTTGCAGCGCCTGTACCACGCATTTTGATACCGCTGGTTTTGGCTTCAGGATAGTTGCCTTTGCTGATACCGCCAACAGACATATTCATCTCGTTCATAACTTGTGCGCCAGTCTTGGTGGGCACTTTGTTAGAGACTGAACCGCTGCTCATGGTGTGAGGTGGGGCATAGACCTTGGCATCGCCAACTTCTTTGCCGCCTTGTTTCATGCTGAATTTAGCCATTATCGACCCCTTTGATTTGCAGCCCGTGCCATGTTGCGGCCCATTGCTTTCATGGCTTTGCCAGTCACACCGCCCTTTTTCAATTTGGTGGGAGGCTTGCCGGGGTGCATGGCTTCCTCGTGCTTATGCACTGCGCCTGCAACCATCTTTCTGTCCTGTGCTAAATCTTTCTTGTCCATGTTCGACTCCTTATGTCGTTGTAACCGTAACTGTACCAAGTTCCACCGCTAACACCAAATAATTTGGCGTCAAACCAGCATCATTCGCCCTTGATCCACCGACCGGAGCCCAGCCCCACTGGAAGATCCTACTACCGCCTTCTGGCGTGCCCAGCCCATTCGGGCCAGTCCCACCGGCAATATTGGTTTGCAAGCCATTCGTGCCCGACAAGATGTAGCTCACATCTGGTCTTGGCTCCCGCACGGCCTGCGGATCATTTACAGGATATAGACCGAGCGACAACTGCGGCTGATCTGGATCCCAGCAGGACTGACAGACTTTGACGTTGTACATCTTGGTCTTAAGAACCTGCTTCCTAAGCTCTTTGAGCATGTACCGCTGTCCACAGCGATCACACTCGGCAATTGAATATTTACCTGAAGCGTACTTGGTCGCCATTCGTCACCTCAGTAGAACAACTGCCGTGGGACAAACCTGTCAGATGCCTTCTCACGATCTTCCTGTGACGCTAGCAGCCACTGCTGCTCATACTCAGACTTCAAGAACAGAACCCGCTCTGGAGCAACCTCGGGACGCTTTGACGCAATGTAGAACGCCAGCCCAGCCACCAGACAAGGGATGAAACGGAATGGGATGTCTTGGATGTTCACACCAGTACCAGCATCTTGGATGCGGCGCAGTCTCCAGTACACGAAGATGTACTGATCGCCGGGGGCGTTGGGTGAGGGCCAGACATTGATACAGGGTAGGTTTGCCGCGACGATTGCCACGCCTGTCAGATGAGACGCTGCCGTAGTACCGTTTTGGCCACGGTAGCAATTCAAGAGCTGGTTGCCGTCTACGTTCCCGTAGCCAATCGTTTCAGACCCAATATTGATGAAACCAGTTGTTGAAAGACCGTTGGTTGTACTGAGCGTAATGGTGGTGTCAGTGGCTGAGATTCCGCCGTTCAGCGTGATGGTTGTTGCATTTGTGTTGGCTGACTGACGGTTAACCCAGACCTGAATAGGCCTGCCTTGGGCCAGCTTGTTTGGGATGGTCGAGTAGGTTGACTCTGAGATACGGCTGATGTTGATGTCAACCTGATTGATGCCGTTGGCTTGGGTACGGATGACTTGGTCAAGCAGGTCAATCGTATCTGCGGGGAAGGGGTAGATTGGCTGTCCTGTGTTCATGACGATCTGCCCTTGCTCGATCGTCCACAGGTTGATACCACGGTTTGCCCACTCGATGGTGAGCATGTTCAGACTGCGGCGTGCTGTACGGAACTCATAGCCCGTGCGAACTTCTAAGCCCGCACGCTCATACGCTTCCTCAATGATATCGTTGAGGTCTAGGTTAAATGCCGCAAGTCCGGATGTAACTGCCATTATCTAAACCCTGCTGTTTTCTTTGCGATGCTTTTTGGTTGTGCCACAAACTGTTTGCCCTTGGCTTTACCAGCACGTTTTGCTTTTGTCGTCGCTGCGTATTCTGCTGATGACAAGGATTTTATGGCGGCTTCTGGCAAATAACGCTCACCCGTTTTAGACGAAGGCTTCCCCGACTTGGTACGCCATTTCTGGTCGCCCCAGTTTTTGAGGGAAGTCTGCGGAGCTTTCAATCTCGGTAGCCCCCGCCAGCAGCTTTATATTTCTTGGCCACCAGCTGCGCTTTTCTCGCGCTCCATTGCCCTGCGCCTGTGCCGTGAGTAGCTGCGGCTTTGACCTGAGACACGATCCGCTTGCGCAGACTAGGCTTGGTGTAGTTTCCAGCAGCGTTGACTTTGCCGCCTTCTTTGTAAACCTCGACGTCATTCGGGTTGTCCTTGCGAACAACCGTCTTGCCTTTTGGCATCTTAGACGGGCGCATCGCCCCCATGCCGCGAGAGGCCATCATTTAGCACATCCTTCCACGGGTCTTACCCCGCTGAGCAATGCCATCTGCACGGGCAGAAGCTGTGCCGCCTTTGGCGAAGGGCTTGCCCATGTCTTTCTTGGTGGTTGGGGCTACAGCAGCTTTTGCAGCCGCCTTCTTGTCCGCCATTTCCTGTAAAACCTCTTTGGGAGCAGGAGCGTCAGTACCGCCGGTTTTGGCCTCGGCTCGGTACTTTGCGGCTTTTTTGTCGTCTTCAGTCATGATTAGCACATCTTTCCGCGAGTCTTACCTCGCTGAGCAATACCGTCTGCACGGCTGGAAGCGGAGGAACGAACAGCGCCGCCTTTTTTCATATTAGACAGGGCTCCAAGGCCCGGGCCTTTACCGTCAAAACGCCGTGCAGGGGTAGGCGGGCTAGCGTTTTTAGATTCTTCGTAATCTTGAGCAGCAGAAGCGCGACGAGTAGCCTCTTCCCTCGCTTCCTCCAGCATACTTTTTTTCCTTGGGACAGGAGGAGGTCTATTAGCTTCCATAGCCGCACGATTGGCGTCTGCTTGGCGACTTGCTTTCAATGCAGTGTCACCCAAGCTGGATTTATTGCTACTGCTGGAGTCGTCGTACTTGGGGGCCGGAGTCTTAGGGAACTCCTGACTGGCTTTAGGCTCCGCCTTCTTTGCAGGGGCAGAGTCTTCGTCCTTCATTTTGGTGTTGTACTTCTTGCCACCAAACTCAAACTCTTTGTCCCCTGCTTCACGAGCAGCGCGGAAAGCTTTTCCAAATGCGCTTGTTGCCATGATTCGCTCCTTAGCAGGCTTTGCCGCCCTTGTTCATCTTAATCATCGTGCCCTTGGTTTTGCCTTTGGTGGCAACGCCGTCACGGCTAGGGGCAGCAGTTTTCACTTTGCCCATCGAGGTAGTGCCAACACTACCGCCTTTTTTCATGCCCATCATGCCAGCAGCAGGGGCAGCGGCAGGTTTTGCGGGAGCCATAGCACCGCGCTTTTTAGCCATCATTGCCATCATGCCGGGATTCATCTTCTTTGTAGCCATATCACCACCTCTTTTAAAAGTTTTGCCTTTGTCGGCGTCTGAGAATTCTTTGCCCACAGATTGCGGGACTCCTGCTTTCTTGGCAAACGCTGGATTGTGGGCCACCGCTTCCATGAAATTGTGTTGCTTCTTAGTCTTGCTTGGCATCATTTTCCCGCTTGAAGAAGCCGGTCAATTTTTTCTTCAAGCTTGTTAAACCGTTGGTCAATGTGGTCAGTGACTCTTGCCACCTCTGCTTTAGTTGCTGTATCACGGGCAATCTCCTCGCGTGTGATGTTTAAGAGCCGCTCAATCCGTTTGACATCCTCGAATCTCTCGCGGATGAAAAACCACAAAGCCCCCATGACAAGAGACAGTGCGCCAGACCAGATGGTGTTGATGTCCATGTCAGCATTTCCATCTGGCCAAAGATGCGGCCTTGCGTGTAGGTTTGCCCTTTTCGTCCTTCATGGGGCCGGGCATACCTGACATACGTGCGCAAAACGATTTCTTGCGGGGGCCACCCTCGGGCTGTGGAGCCTTCAGGTTGCTGCCCGTTGCGGCGTTGTACTTGGCACGGCCTTTGGCAGTCAAACCCGCCCCCTTGGAGACAGGCAGCTTTTCGCCACGTCCAACTGCAAGGGAGGGATTTTTCTTAGCCATAAAACGCCACCGAAGCTACGTTTGCACCGTTGGTAATCACCAAGCTTGTCTGCACAAGGACACCTTCGCCGGGAAGCAGAACGTAATTCGTTTCCGCCGCGCCAATCGTGAGGGTGAACAAGGTGGTTGCGTTGTCTTTGACCGCAATCGTGGTAGCAGCGGTAGCGCTGTACCACAACCCCTTCAGGCGAGTACGCCCGTTAAAAGCTGTGGTTGAGCTATTGGCCGCACACGTTGCGCCTTTTACGTCATATTGCATGGACATGATGTCCTCCTAATTAGACGTTTTGCTGGCCAACCAGAGGATCAGTCACGAAGTAGGTGATGTAACCCGCAACAGTGCCAGAAGCGCCGCTGTTGTCAGTCACGGTCACATAAGACATTTCAGTCGAGGGTGCATTGGTCAAGCCAGCAGTGACGGTGCCCAAAGACGAAACAGCCAAGCCAGAGGCGAAGAAGTTGTTGTCGGCAGTGCCAGAGGTATAGCCGGTTGCGCCCAAGTCGCAAGTGCCTGCGCCAGCGTCAGTAATGACTACGGACAGAATGACTGCGCCAGAGGGGAGAATAAGTGCGGGAGCGCCAGAAACAGAAGATACTGCCACGTTGGTGCCAGCGGTAGCAGGGGAAGCGTCTGCAATGTAGAACTGAGCGGCCATAACGCCGGAACCACAATAAGCGGTACGAGTTTGATCGCCGCCACCAGAACGCCAAATACTTTGGGTAGTTGAGAGTGCCATTTTAAATTGTCCTTACGTACAAGATCAGCGCATCAATCGGTACGTCGTCTGCCGGGTCAGTTTGATGCGCCGGGTTACCCCGGGCTGAATGCAATATACACCAAAAGAAAAGGGGGCACAAGGCCCCCTTTTCATCAAGCTCCTTGAGAGCCGTACATGCCCAGAGGGTCAGACCAGCCGAAGCTGTAACGCTCACGAGACTTGTAACGCACGTTGCCGGTGTCGAAGTCGCCGTCCATGCTGTTAGACAGCGGGGTGCGGACGAAGTGCTTCATACCGTTGGGTACGTCAGTGGTCAAGAACCACGCATTGGGGTCTGTCAAGTAGTGGTTTACAGAGTAACCACCGGGGATAGAACCGTTGTTTTTCAATGCGTTGACGTCGTTGTCATTGGTGCCGACGCGGAGTTCGGTTTCCAACAAGCGTGTTGCAACGAATTGCAACTGGACGGGGATGACCAACTTTTTAGGTTTGGCTGCAATCAACAGGCCACGTTCGTCAGTCCACTGAGCGATCTGGATAACTGCGTTTTCCAACGAAGTTTCGTTCAAGTCAGCGGGAGTGGTTGGAATGTTGCTGTTGGTGCCACCAGAAACCAAGGGGTGAGAAGCGGAGAACAAAGCTTGACCGTCGCCACCAGCGTAGCTGGAGCTAAAGCCATTGTTCAACACGTTCGCAGCTTTAATTTGCTTGGTGTATGCCATGCCACGAGCCAGAGCTTTGGTGTAGCGAGCAGACAAGCTGTCGTACAAGTTATCTTCGATGGCCTCTTCGGTCAGCGAGAAACCCAAAGCGATGGTTTCGTGGTTGTAGCGGGCAGTCCATGCTTCTTGTGCATTGTCGTAAGCGATGGCTGAGCCCTCGTTCTTGACTGGTGCGGCAGAGAAGCCAGACAGTTTGGTTTCTTCCTCGAATGAACGCTCAGAGGTCTCGGTTTCGTAGATCTCTTTGTGCTCTTCGCCATACGTTGCATACTCAACACCGAACAAAGCGTTCAATCCGGGGAGCAACTCTTTAAGCAGTTGTGCGCGTGAAATAGCCATTTTAAGTTACTCCTTAGACGCTGGCGTTGCCAGTCGGGTTGAGGTAAGAATGACCACCGTTATACGCCACGACGTTAGGAGCACCTTCGGTCAGTGTGATGTATGGGACATTCCATTTGACGATAACTTCACTGTAGTTACCAGAAGCGTTGGTAGTCTCAGGAACGAGACCAACAACACGCAAAGGCAAAGTGAAGGCGGTATTCGAGCCAGAGTCATAAGCACCAATATTTGAGTTACCAGAAATAGTGGTGTTAGTCGAAGGCTGAGAAATTGCCAAGTTATCACCCAAAGCCAAGCCAGAGATGGGAGTGATGGTAGTGCTAGTAGCGCCGCCAGTCACAGCAACTTTGAACAGTTGATCAGGATCATCTGCAACATAAGCAACGATGCCGCTGACGTTAACACTGCCGGGATAGCTGTTAGAGAACAACAACTGACCAGTAGATGGGCTAACGTAGCTGCAACCGAGAAAAACACCGACAACGCCAGTGGCGCTAACTGTGGTAGTACCGGTCTCTTTAACAATATAACCGCTCGAAATACGAACGATATCACCGTTATTGAGGACAGTGCCGTAGTTAGCTTCAATCGGGAGTTCACGAGTTTGACCCGCGAAAACCTGACCACCGATCAAGTTGATCGGCTTGAGCCCGTAAGGGGCATTTACCGTGGGATAAGCCATTTTTTAAGCTCCAAAAAGATTAAGTGCCTTTGCCAAAGCTTGTCGTGGATTTACCTTCTTTAAAGATGGGCATCCGCGCGTCGCTCTGACGCATTAAACCGTTGTCCACAGACTCCGCTTGAGCTTTTGTTTGTCGCAAGAAATGCGCATTTCGTTGCTCAACTAACTCAACAGGGGTCTTGCAAAGCAACAGCCCGTCAATCTCGATATTGTTTTTGAAACGACTATCAGGATCAACTAGCAGTTGAAATTTCGGCTGTTCTTCAATAGTTACGGGTTCCCAGCCTTCACGCATCTTCATGGAGAAGTTCTTTGGATCACGCTTGCCATTGAAAGAAATCCGAATCCATCTGTACGCGTAGCCCGGGGCCTTGTCAGGTTCCGGTAGCAACTCCGCAGGACGCCACTGCGTGGGGCGTTCTTGCATTGTTCGGCTAGTCATCTCGCGTTGTAATCTGCTTTCGTTTGCCATTTCAGGCCTCCAGTCTCATTTTTTCACGAGCGTACTGCTCGTTGGTTAACCCCAATTTTTTCGCCAAACCGGCTTCGGTTTTACTGAGCACCACTTGTTTGGGAGCGGTACTGCGCTTGGCGGGGGCAACCACCGTGGCTGGCTTTGTACGTTGAGGTTTAGCCTCATCGTTTGCAGGAGATGAAGCGAATTCTTCTGGGAACCGCTTCTTAACTTCCTTGTCGATACTGCTGAAATATTCATCAGTACCAATAAATCCTCTACCGTAGCGTTCTGCTAAATCTTCGTGGACTCCTTCAGCATACTTGCGCATGGCACGTTTGCTTTGGTCAACAAACCAAGGGTTTCTGGACACCCAGTTTGCGACCTTCGGATCCATCTGCGGTTCAGCAGCAGGCCTTTGTGGAGTAGTTTGTACATCAAATTCTTCGTTTTGTACAGTGGGTCTGAAATTTTTAGCCTTATCAAGCTTCATCTCAGCACGAACTAGCTCTTTCTGAGCTGCCAAAAGCCTATCAGAATCACCAGAGTCATAAGCCTCTTTGTAGTTCCGTTCAGCTTTGTCAACTTCCATTTCCGCAGAACTCTGGTAAGTAGAGATTAACTCTTTCTCGCCAGTCTGTATCATGGACTTCAGCTTTTTGTTCTCGTCTAGGATACGTTGAGCAACTGTCAGGGCTTCCTGCTGTTCACGGAAAGCCGCCTCTTTTGCCCGACGTTCATCGTGCCAAGCCTTCTTGTACTGCTTGAACTTGGTTTTGACGTTGTTCGAGTAGTCCTCGGATTCGTCTACTTTCTCAAGTTCGTCTTTGATGTCTTCCGGCAACGGTTCGACGTGGCGGTCTTCTGGAGGAGTATCGTCAACGATCTCAACC